TGGTACACCTCGAGATCAAGTACCTGATATAAGTAGAACCAACTATTTAGAAATTGACTCTAACTTAACTGACGCTACTAACCAACAGATTAACGAGGATATAAAAGAAACAAGGCGACACTTCGATCAGATGGTGGAGCTAGAAAGACTAGCAGCTAGTAAATTTAGTAAACGATTATCTTTAATAGCAAGCATAGCTGGTAGTGTCGGTAGCATAGCAAAAAAAATAAATGAACAAGAAGCTGCGTTAGAAGCAGACGGAGTAGGCAGAGCTGCTCGTAAAGAGTTTCAAGAAGACATAGAAAACAGAGCAGAAGAAGCTGAAGTTATCTTTGAAAACGAACAAAACACCGGAGAAGCTATAGCTAAAGGAGAAATAAAAAAAGATGAAACCTTAACCGAAACAGAAAAGCTTGAATTAATTGATGGTTTTATACCAGACGAAGAAGCTGACTATAAGATGAATGAGTCTATAAGTTTTTATAAAAAAGAAAGTATAATAAATAATGTAGACGATCTTATGAGATCTAAGGGTGCATATAACTCTAGAAGCAATGACGAGTTCAACACACATAGAGAAGAAGTTATACAATCTTTTTTAAGAACTGCTGCTTACAACGAAATAAAAGAGGGCAGAGATCCTAACAGCCGCCGATTTAAAAGAAAGTTAATTAGAGAAGTATTACCTCTTGTATTAAAACGCTTAGATAAATCATCAAGTTCTTTTCAGTTTGATCTTAAGAAAAACATATTAGAAGATCAAAGCTTTGTACGTACTACAAGAATAGCCAGAGCTGTAGAAACTGCGTTTAAATCAGTTGATGGTAAAGCTATAAATGACACAGTTTTTAAAGAAGGTGGTATTATAGATCAAATAGCTATAGAAGAAAATATATCCGGAGCTCAAGCAAGGTCTTTGTTTTTTACAGAAGTAGGCCAGTTAGTCAAAACTGGTGCAATAGAACCAGAAGCTGCTAGAAACTTAATCTCAGGTGTACCATACGTTGCTGCTAATGAGCAAGGTAAAACCTACGACAGTCTTCAAGATTACGTAGACAAACAGAAAAATCAAACATCTGATTTTGTAATACGAGCCAACAGTGACATACGAGTTTTAACTAAGATTATAGGTGATGTTGAAAGCAAAGCTATAGATACAGAAAAGCAAGCACGACTTGCCGAATCTAAACAGTTTGTTAAAGATCAAGTTATACCTCTAATACTAGAAAACAAACAGAAAGGTATCGTAGGTCTAAGCGAATCTCAGGGTGGTGCATTGATAACTGAGTTTATAAACGCTCCATTTTATGTCGAAGGAGAAACTCCTATACCAGAAGAAATAAAAACTTTTTTTAAAGAAGCATACACAGGCGGTAGTAGAGATCCATTAGTTACACATACTGAAAAGTACAAGGAGCACTATACAACCGTGCGAGAGTTTATTGAAAGAAGAGTCACAGCATTAGATGCCGCTACTAATGATCTCAGCAATGATGATGTAAGAATTGTCGAAAGATTAATGACTTCTTACAAAGATAAACTTTACGGAGAACAAGGTAAAGGTATCGAAGTTACAGAACTTGCTATATCTCAAGGTAACTATACTTTAAATGATAGACGTGATGAAATATTAGGAGATTTATTCTCAGCTGATAATCTTGCTATTGTACAAAAAGCAATCGAAAGAGGCCCAACACCTTTAGCAGAGTCCGGTGCGGCTACTATATTAAAAGTTAGAGAACAAATTAATAAAGATCCGGACTATTTTAAAAGTAAAACACCTTTTGACGGTGAGCCTGTTAACAATTTATTTGATTTTGTTAATACTGGAGGTAAGCGTAATAGAGAGATTATACAGTATTACGAAGCTTTAAAAGTAAGAAGAGTAAACGATGATGGCGAAGTTGAAGTATTATCAGGAACAGAAGCTATCTACGATCGAGCAGAAACATTGCAGCTATACGATCCTAAAACTAGAAAGGTAAATCCATACGCTCCTATACTAAAAACTATAACTCAGAAAAACGATATGGCTAACAAGCCTAACGATACAAAAGCTTTACGTAATTTTAACGATCAAGAAACAAGTGACTTTACAGAAGCGTTAAAGATATGGGCAAAAAACTCTGGCGGGTTAGGTGAAAATAGTTACGAGTTTGTAAGAGCTGGTAGAAAAAGCGAAAGAAAAGGTTTAACAGGTTTAACTGTAGAACAAGTAGTTAGATTAGCTAATAAAGGTTCTACAAATTTTGGTTTGTATGGATTGTCAAGCGAGGCTATAAAAGACATGTTAACTGGTGATAATGCAGTTGCACCTTCAAATGCTAGATTTACTGAAGATTTACAAAGTTTTCTTGTTATCAAACGTATGCAAATGAAAGCAAATCGTACTAACTCTATACGTGGTGCTATAACTAAAGATACAAAAGATTTTCGTCGAATGATAAATCTACAGCCAGAAGAGTTAGAAGTTATTAATAGAGTGTTTCCTAATCTAAAACAAAGTTATTTTGATCAGTTCCAAAACTTACAAGCTGATGTTGCTAAACTTATAATTAGTGATCTAGAGCAACGTAAACTAGATAGACAAGAAAGAAGAGAAGAACGTAGAAAGAAAGAAGAAATTAGACGATCTAAAACAAAACGACAACTAAGAGGATTAGATGACTGATTCCGCACCCCAGTATGGGTTAAATGTGGATGGCGAAGTCGTAGACCATGCTGCTCAAAAAATGCAAGAGTTCTTAGAAGAAGAACGTCAGCGTAATGAAGAGCGTAAAGAACTTAAACGTCAGTCCACAGAAAAAGAAAAACAAGCTTTAGCAGAGCAAGAAGATCCCAGAAACTCAGAAACATGGGGAGCTAAAGCATTTATAAAAGAGGGTCAGTCCATTCTATCAGGTGGTCTACAAGATACTGCATCCTCTATAGCAACATTTCCTGAGCGTACAGCTGATGCGTTATCAGGAGAGATGCAAAGAGAGATAGACGAGACTGGTACATATAAACCAGAGTGGACACCTTTTGACTCGTACGATAACCCTATCGAAACTAAAACATGGTGGGGTAAACAACTACGTGGTTTAGTACACTTTGGTTCATTAGCTGCTGGAACTATACTTGCTGCTAAAGGAGCTGCGGCTACTGGTTTAGTTGCAATACCGGCTGGTTTAACTGCTATTACAAGCAGCACACTTGCTAGAGGTGCAGCTGTTGGAGCTGTGTCTGACCTTATATCTAAAGAGTCAGACGGCCAGAACGCGTTAGGTGCATTACGTGACAGATATGGTTGGGCAGATACACCATTATCTACCAAGGACACTGACTCTCCCGTAATGATGAAAGTAAAAAACATCGTTGAAGGAATGGGTATAGGTCTATTTTTTGACGGTGTAGTTTACGCACTTAAGAAGGGTGCACAACCAGCTATAGATCAAATAGTAAATCGTAATAAAAGTATAAAAGATCAAACTATTCAAAATGGTGTAGCACAGCTACGTCGTGGCGATGCTCAGTTTAGAGCTGATAAAAACGCACCTATAGCTCAACCACACCAAGGGGCACACACATCAGAGGTAGACCCGAAGGTAGCTAGAGAACAGTTAAAACGCACACGTACAGAATGGGGATCTGAAGAAGGATCTACAGGTTCTGTAACTACACCAGTAGAACGTGAACGTATTGCACAAGAAAGTGGATCTACTGACGAAACAATCGAGCGTGTAATGCGTGGATTAATGAGTAAAGATAGGTTTGCAAGAGAACTAGCTAAAGCTAAAGGTGATAGAAAGGCTCTTGTAAATCAGTACAGAGACGCTATAGAAGCCCACCAACGTATAACACAGGGTAGAAACCCAGCAGAAATGTCTGCCAGTGAGTATCTAGCTGAAGTGTTAGAAGCTGAAAAAGATATAATAGGTGGCGTCGAAATTATACCACCAGAAAAAGTTGTAGCTACAGACCTCGTTGTAGGTTCTTTATTGAAACAACTACAAGATACAGGTATAGCTGGTAGAGAAATAGCTGATATAGTTGACCTAAACGATATAGATGGGCCAGCTAAACAAATAGCAGATACTATGCTTACAGCTATATACGAAACTAAAAAAGCTAGGTTCGTACTGTCAGATGCTTTTAGAGGTCTAGGTGCTGGTAAGAAGGCAAAGCAAGCTGTTGAAGATGCAGTCAAAGCAGACGTAGCAGACGCTAAAGAGTCAATTATGACTATCCTAAACATCACAAAAGACAATCAAGATGATGACTTACTAAATGCTATGTTTGAAGCGTTTTCTATGATGGATAACGTAAATACTCTTGACGACTTTGACAAGTGGGCTAGATCCGTAATACAAGGTGGTAAATTAAACAAAGGCGATATAGACCGTACAGGAGCCCTTATAAGAGAATTAGAAGGCGTTATGACCAATAGTGTACTAAGCGGCCCTAAGACTCCTATGAGAGCTATTATGGGTACCTCTGCTGCAACATTCTTGCGTCCTTTATCTACAGCTTTAGGTGCTGCTGTACGTTACCCGTTTGATGGCGATGCAGCTACACTAAGAGCAAGTCTTGCATCAGTCAATGCTATGGTAGAAGCTATACCAGAATCATTTAAGTTATTTAGAACTAAACTAAATTCTTACTGGAAAGGTGACTTATCTAGTATTAAGACTAGGTACTCTGAGTTTAGTCGTGGTGATACAAACTGGGAGCTTATGCGTAGATACTATGAAGATAGTGGTAAAGCTAGTGCCGGTGACGTAGCAGCGTTTCGTGTAGCTAATATGGCAAGATCTTTGAACGACAGTAACTTTCTAACATACTCTACTAAGATTATGGCGGCTACTGATGATGCGTTTGCATATATCTTAGGTCGTGCAAAGATGCGTGAGAAGGCTATGCGTAACGTACTAGATCAACAAGGTAATGGCATACAGACTCCTAAGATAACTAAGGACTTGATGAAAGCGTATGAAGATGACTTTTA